CTATGGTACGGGTATCGGTGATATTGTTGTCAAAACAGAGAAAGTCTTTGTTCCTAGCACTCAGGCAATACCTGGTCAAATGGGACAAGCCGCTATCGGAGTGGTAGAACAAGACCGCATTGCAGTCAAGATTGTTCCTGTAAACCCCCGTAACTTCTTGTTTGACCCCAATGGAACATCTATTGATGACTGTATGGGCGTGGCTATTGAGAAGTATGTCTCTATTCACAAGATCGTAAAAGGTCAAGAAGAAGGCATCTACCGCAAGGTAAAGGTCGGTACTGACTCAATGGACACAGACTTAGAGCCTACCCAAGAAGTTTCCCAGTACGAAGACGATAAAGTTAAACTTTTGACCTACTATGGTTTAGTTCCTAGAGAGTACCTTGAACAGTTGGAAAACGAAGATGGTGAAGTAGAGGATTTCTTCCCTGAAGACTCCACCAAAGATGAATATTCCGATTTAGTCGAAGCAATTGTCGTGATTGCCAATGATGGAACGCTTCTCAAAGCAGAAGCCAATCCATACATGATGAAAGACCGCCCGATTCTTGCTTATCAGGACGATACAGTTCCTAATCGCTTGTTGGGTCGTGGTACTGTAGAGAAGGCTTACAACTCACAAAAAGCTATTGATGCCCAAGTTCGTTCACACTTAGATTCACTAGCCCTCACTACTAGCCCAATGATGGCTATGGATGCTACTCGTCTCCCCCGTGGTGCTAAGTTTGAAGTAAAGCCAGGTAAAGCAATCCTGACAAACGGCAATCCAAATGAGATTCTGTTCCCGTTCAAGTTCGGCAATACTGATGGTTCTAACTTAACAACCGCCAAAGAGTTTGAACGTATGCTTTTGATGGCAACAGGAACTCTTGACTCTCAGGGAATGATTACTGCGGTGTCTAGGGATGCTGGTCAGGGTGGTATTTCGATGGCTACTGCCTCGATTATCAAGAAATACAAGCGTACCTTGGTGAATTTCCAAGAGGATTTTATGATCCCCTTCATCACCAAAGCCGCTTATCGCTATATGCAGTTCGATCCAGAGCGTTATCCTACTGTGGACATGAAGTTTATTCCTACTGCTGCTTTGGGAATCATTGCTAGAGAGCATGAGCAACAACAGTTCATTGCGCTTTTACAGACCCTTGGCCCGAATACACCTGTTTTGCCTATCATTTTGAAGGGCATCATGGCTAATTCTTCTCTGTCAAACAGATTTGAGTTAATTGAGATGCTCGACAAGATGGCTGTTGCTGATCCACAAGCCCAACAAGCGGCTCAGATGCAACAACAATTGGCTATGCAACTGGCTCAGGCTCAGATTGCTGTCCAAACTACACAAGCAGAGCAGAACAAAGCAGAGGCTCAGAAGTTGTTAACAGAGGCTCAGTTGATGCCTATTGAATTGCAAGCTAAGAGCATGGCGGCTAACACCAAGAACCTCCCAACTGATGATGCTTTGGCTTCACGAGAGTTCGATAAACGAGTCAAGGTTGCTGAATTGATGCTAAAAGAGGCAGATATTCAGAACAAGGCTAAGATTGTTGAAAAACAGATGACTAGACAATGAATCCAGAGCTACAACGCTATTACGAAGAGCGCTTCTCAATGATGTCCACTCAAGGGTGGATAGATTTGATGGAAGATGTTGACAAAATGATAGAGCCTTTGAATAATATTTCAACGATTGCAGATGAAAAAAGTCTACAATTCAGAAAAGGTGAGTTATCTATACTTATTTGGCTGAAAAACTTGAAACAAGTCAGCGAAAGAGCATTTGAGGACTTAAATGAGAAGAATGTATGAATTTGCCTGTATAAACGGGCATAAGACAGAGAGATTTGTTGTTTATGAGACAACAAGTCTTGTGTGTGATTGTGGTGAGGAATCTCATCGCATTCTCTCAGCGCCAGCTTTTAAGCTAGAAGGGTGGTCTGGAGCGTTTCCATCATCGCATGGGAAGTTCGAGAAAAGCCATTTGGATAAGTTAAAGGCTGAACGCAAAATCAACTCATAAGCAATTATGCCGAGTTGAATCTCCTACAACCGATTGACGGCAGGAAAAGGAAATAAGTATGTTGATTGATGATGACAAAGAAGAGTTGGGCGAGTTAGAGATCGAACAGCAGAAGATCGAGCAAAAGCCTGAACTCCCTGAGAAATACAGGGATAAAAGTTTAGACGACATTGTGAAGATGCACCAAGAGGCTGAGAAGCTCATTGGTAAGCAAGCACAAGAGGTAGGCGAGGTCAGAAAGCTAGCCGATGAACTCATCAAACAGAACCTTAGTTCCAAGCAACAGACTAGGCAGGAAGAGCCTGAAGTAGATTTCTTTGAGAATCCACAGAAGGCAATTCAGAGGACTGTTGATAATCACCCTGACATCCAAGCGGCTCGCATGGCGACTCTTGAGATGAAAAAGGCACAGATTCAGCAGAGGTTAGCGCAAGAGCATCCCGACTTTGGTGAAATTGCCAGAGATCAGGATTTTGCAAATTGGGTGAAGTCTAGCCCTGTTCGCATTAAAATCTTTGAGCAAGCCGATGCAGGATATGATTTTGACTCTGCCAATGAATTGCTATCGACCTATAAACAGCTACGTTCTGTTAAACAGAAGCAAACAAGTGATGAAGGTGAGGTAACTCGCAAACAGAACTTAAAAGCAGTAGGTGTAGATGTAGGTGGTTCTGGTGAATCATCAAAGAAGGTATACCGAAGGGCAGACCTTATTCGGCTGAAAATGCAAGACCCAGATCGGTATGATGCTCTAAGTCAAGAAATTATGACGGCATACCAAGAAGGTCGAGTTCGTTAAACTTTAGGAGATTTAATCATGGCATATCCAACACCAGCGGTAACCACAACAACCGCAGCAACGTTCATCCCAGAAATCTGGTCAGATGAAATCGTAGCCTCATACAAGAAAAATCTTGTATTGGCTAACCTCGTAATGAAGATGAATTTCAAGGGTAAGAAGGGTGATGTAGTTCACATTCCAGCTCCTACCCGTGGTTCAGCTTCTGCAAAAGCCGCCTCTACTGCCGTCACTCTGATTGCAGATACTGAGACAGAAGTTTTGGTTAACATCAACCAACACTTTGAATACTCACGTTTCATTGAGGACATCGTTGAAGCACAAGCCTTGAATAGCTTGCGCCAGTTCTATACTGCTGATGCTGGTTACGCTTTGGCTCGTCAAGTAGACACTAGCTTGATCCAATTGGGTCGTTCTGCCAATGGCGGTACTGCTGGTAGCGCACGTTACACAGGTGGTTTTGTTGGTGGCGATGGTACAACAGCCTTCGACTACTCAGCAAACACCAACACTGGTAATGCTTCTGCTCTGACCGATGCGGCTATTCGTCGTACTATTCAGCGTTTGGATGACAACGATACTCCTATGGATGGTCGTTTCTTTATCATTCCTCCTTCAAGCCGTAATACGTTGATGGGTCTTGCCCGTTACACAGAACAGGCTTTTGTGGGTAATGGTAATGCAATCCGCAATGGTGAAATCGGTCAACTGTATGGTATCCCCGTGTACACATCTAGCAATGCTGACCATGCGTCTGCAACTGCCGCTTACCCAACAAGCGGTACTTCTATTGCTCGTGTCTGCTTGATGGGTCACAAGGACTCTATGGTTTTGGTTGAGCAAGTGGGCATCCGTTCACAAACTCAGTACAAACAAGACTACTTGGCTACCTTGTTTACGTCTGATACTTTGTATGGCGTTGCCGCACTTCGTTCAGCCGCCACAACTGGTGAGGCTTTGTCTTCTTCCATGTTTGCCTTGGTTGTTCCTTCTTGATAACAACCTTTCCCCTCGCCTTCGGGTGGGGGGATTTTTACATTAAGGAGATTTATTATGGCAACCGCTTCAGCAGTAGTATCTCGTCGTGGTAACGACCAGTTCCGTGGCTTGTTCAGCGATACATGGGCAGTAACTTGCACATTGAACGCTGGTTCTTTGGTCGATGGCGCTGGCGAGACAGACGATGTAACAATCCCTGGCGTAGCTTTGGGTGACATGGTTATCGGTGCATCTTTGGGTGTGGATTTGGTTGGTTTGACAGTAACAGGTTATGTTTCTGCCGCAAACACAGTCAAGTTCCGTATCCAGAATGAATCTGGTTCAACCGCTGACTTGGCCTCTTCAACAATGAAGATTGTTGTTGTTCGCATGGTCTAATAAAAGGGGGCTAATAACCCCCTTTTTAATGGAGTTCTTATGGCAACCTTTAGATGTTTACAAAGTGGCAACACAGTAACTTTTACCTATCAGCACGATATTGATTCGATGAAAGGTCATCAAGGTTATGTCAGAATTGATGAAGTTCAAGAAGAGACTTTTGAAAAGCAAATAGTCTTGCAACCTCCAGTACCTGTTAAGAAGATGGGTCGTCCAAGGAAATCAAATGTCTGAGATTGATCCACGAGAATTTGGTAAGCTAGAAGCCCAAGTTGAGGCTTTACAAGCAGAAGTCCATGCACTTCGCCAAGATATTAAAACGCTTTTAGAGATGGCAAACAAGTCCAAAGGTGGCTTTTTTGTCGGAATGGCAATCGCCTCTGTAGTGGGCGGTATCATTTCTTTCATTGCAACCAAGCTAGTTCGATAAGGATTTATATGCCTCAAGTTGGAAACAAGAAATTCCCATACACAGAAAAAGGCGAGAAAGAAGCCAAAGAGTATGGAAAAAAGAAATCTATGCCCGTTACTGTAATGATTGCTATTGGCAAGCCTAAAGCTATGCCTACCCGTGGTGGTCGTACTGCTACCAACATGATGAAAAAAGCAGGTCGTGGCAAGTGAAAAAGACCAAAGCAGAGGCAAAAATCTCTAAGGTCTACAAGGAATTCAAGGCTGGAACTTTTCACTCTGGTAAGGGTGGCCCTGTGGTCAAGAATCCTCGCCAAGCAGTTGCCATTGCATTGAGTTCTGCTGGTATGAGCAAACCAAGGAAGAAGAAATGAAGCAAGGTCTATACGCCAACATCAATGCCAAACAAGAGCGCATCAAAGCTGGTTCTGGCGAAAAGATGCGTAAGGTTGGCTCCAAAGGTGCTCCTACTGAGGCGGCATTTAAGGCTGCGGCTAAGACCGCAAAGAAGAAATGAAATCTCCTGCTTGGCAACGAAAAGAAGGTAAATCTGCTTCTGGGGGGTTGAATGCCAAGGGGAGAGCATCGTATAATGCAGAAACTGGTGGCAATTTAAAGGCTCCAGTGTCGTCAGGTGACAACCCCAGAAGGGCCTCCTTTTTATCTAGAATGGGCAATATGCCTGGCGCTGAGATGAAAGATGGGAAGCCTACCCGACTCCTATTATCTCTTAGAGCTTGGGGCGCATCGTCCAAGGAAGACGCTAAGGCTAAGGCTAAAGCGATCTCTAAGAGGAATAAGAAGTGAGACCAGTATCTGTCGGTAACAACCTAACAGCAGGAACTAAGACAACAGTCTATACAGTTCCAACTGGTTACTATGCACTTTGGAATCTCTGCTATATCTCCAACCATACTGGCAACAACAAGACTGTAAGTGTCTGGTGGTATGACTCAAGCGCAAGCACTGAGATTGTAGTTGTTGATGCTTATCAGATAGCGGCAACACAGTACCTTAGATTTGATGGTGGTGCTTATGTTGTGCTTGAAGAGGGAGATCAAATCAGGATTACCCCCGAGGCAGACTCAGAGATGTCATCCACAAATACATTAGTCTTATATGGGGCGCAAAGAACATGACCTACTTAGAACTTGTTAATGATGTGCTTACCCGTTTGCGGGAGACTACTGTTTCTACTGTTTCAGAGACAACCTATTCCGCTTTGATTGGCAAGTTTGTCAATGATGCTAAGAGACAGATTGAAGACTCTTATTCATGGAACGTCTTGGCTCAAACAATCACAGTAACGACTACTTCTGGTACAAGTTCCTATGCTTTGACAGGTGCTGGGCAGAAGTTTCGTATCAATGATGCAATCAACACAACAAGTTTGATTGGTCTACGTAATATTGAGTTTGTGGACATGAACCGCAAACTAAACCTTGGCGCTCCTTCACAATCTATCCCTTCAGAGTTCTGCTTTAGCGGTGTAGATGGTAGTGGAGACACCAAAGTAGACTTATTTCCAGTACCTAATGGTGCTTTTACTCTGTTGTTTGACCTGACTATTCCTCAAGCTGCTTTGTCTTCTGATGGCACATCTGTGAAGGTTTTGGACTATTTGGTTGCTCAAAGTGCTTATGCTCGTGCTTTGATTGAGCGTGGTGAGGATGGCGGTACTGCTTCTAATGAGGCTTATGCTTTGTTCCGTGGGATGCTCTCTGATGCTATTGCATTGGAGTCTACTCGTTACCCTGAAGACAACTTTGTGGCGGTCTAAATGGCATCACCACTTCAAAGTCAAAGCATTAGCGCACCAGGCTTTTATGGCCTGAACACGCAAGATTCGCCATTAGATTTGGCATCTGGCTTTGCTTTAGTCG